GCGAAACTGTAAAGTTTGAGGCAAATTCAAAAATATTTGAATTTCCAAAAAATACTCAAATTATTATTCCTTCCAATACTCTTTTGATATTAAATGAACCAGTTTCTGTTAAATTAGACTCTGGAGCTGAAATATCACTTAAGAGTGGTACAGAAATAACAGTTACTCGTTTTAATTGGTATTCCCTATTATTTTATTTGTTACTGATTGGCGTGGTCGGATGGTGGTATATTAAGACCAGATCTACGAATAAAAAACCTCAATTATTGGAAGAATAAAATAATATAAATATATTGATGCGTTCATTTCTGCAATATTTAACAGAAATTCAAGACCGAGATCCAACACAGGATGCCATCGCTGTCATGCACTCTGTTCTTACAGGAACTACAGAATCACCTAAACCTCACCATATAGAAATATGCAAACAGGCACTAAACATAGTTAAGAAAGCATATGACGGTTCCGAACCTACTCCAGAGTATCTTCGTGAATTAGGAAAACGATTGACTGAAGAAAATCCTACTTTAAGAATAAACGGAGAATCTGCAATGCAGGCTGCAGTTCATACGTTTATTATGCACGGACTACACAAAGAACCAATAACAGAAGCAAAAAGTCCAGCCTGGACTAGAAAAGAAGGAAAAGATCCCGAAGGAGGTCTTAATCGAAAAGGAGTAGCTTCTTATCGAAGGGCAAATCCTGGGTCTAAACTTCAAACGGCAGTCACCAAAGATCCGTCAAAAATTAAAAAAGGTTCTAAAGATGATAAACGAAGAAAGTCGTTCTGTCGAAGAATGACCGGAATGAAACGAAAACTAACCAGTGCAAAAACTGCAAATGATCCAGATTCCAGAATCAATAAATCTTTAAGAAAATGGAATTGTTAACCAAGGAGTATCTAAATGTCAAATCCTAAACAAGAAAACAAAGATTCAATTGTAGAAAATATAGCAAATTGTATTTCCGAATTTGCTAAAAAGAATAATTTAAACTCTGTTACAAAAACAGAAAACCTAAATCCCCCAAATAATAATTTACAAAATAGTCCATTAAATCGGTATTGGGGAAAAGATAAGTAAATTAATCGTTAAGTTTTTCGTGTAAATATTTGCAGATGTAGTACGAATCTACTATATCACAAACCGGATTTGATATTTTTGTTTTATCAGGAGACACTAATTCCATAAGAGGAACACTGGTGTCTTCCATGAACTGTTCGTACATTTTTGATTTATCTGAATTTCCTTTACCTGTTGCCGTTTTCTTTATTGTTGTGGGAGGAACTACTTCCACTGGTATTCTGCTTTGCCAGAGTTTATACTTTAATATTCCAGTATTTTCTGCAATATTGAAAACTCTTCCTTGTGCAGTATACGCGTATCCTTCCAAACACACTTGATCTATTCCTGCCACTATTCCCATCACCCAATCTGAAATTGAATCGTATCGTTCAGATTCTTCGTTATATTCTTTAAATGTTTCGCCGTGAATATTATTAAGAAATGTTTTAGAATACTTCTTAGTATCAGAAAGAAAATAAAAATTACAGTGTTTAAAATCAAATGGTATAGTACTGTCGGTAACACATATTGCCGGACCGTTAAGACTGTAATCTATTCCAGCGATTATCATCATACTATTTAGTTTTAGACAATATCCAACTCAGATAATAATCTACTCGTACAAATGAATTTTCTATAAATTGTATCTTTCCTTCCACCAAAGTGGCCGAAAAATTACTTACTATTCCTATTAGATGTTTTTTTCCATTGATTTGTGCGTATACTGCGCCCCCTGAATCTCCAAACCAAACTGTACCACTGAGAGGAAGAACTTTAAATTGATTTTCTTCTCGTTGGAGAACTCCGTAAAAGAAAAACTTACCCAATTGACTTTGTTTTTTGATTTTTGCACCCCATCCCGAAATATCAATTCGTTGATATTTTAAAATTTCAGATATGGATTGACATAATGGATAAGTTTCTACATCTAGAATTGGTTCGTTTAATACAATTATTCCGATATCATTTAAAACCAATTCACCTATTCCGTATATGGGATGTAGTATAGTTCCGCTTATACAAAATGTTCGACCGTCTAATAATCTGACATAATCTAAATCACTACCGTCAATACAATGACCTGCAGTAAGAATATAATATGGACTAATTAAAACTCCACTTGCCACAAAAGAATCAGTGGAGTGTAATGCAACAACACCAGGATAAGAATCTGTTTCGGTGGTGCATACATCAAATCCGCGAAGTATTCCTAGTTTAGGAACAATTTCTTTTGATTCGACTTGAACGATTGGTTTGGGGATGCTGCAACCAATCAACAGCAACGATAAAATAAACCAGTTAAGGACCTTGAACATAAAAGAGCCCTCCTAATTTATTTATAATCCTATATATTTAGATTATTATAAATAGTAATATGAGAACGTTCAAACTATATCTTAAAGAATCTTTCTTACATCTATGGTATGCGCAACAACTCGACCGTTCTGCTGCTCATATACATAAGGAGCTGAATGCTGGTCAAGATGTCCCGTATGAACAACTGCCAAAAACAGAAAAAGAAAAATATCGTCGTAATATTCAAATGATTGATGGTATTGTTCATACTCATGGATTGAATCCTTCTGATCCAGAACAACATGATGCAATTGTTGATCGTTTTGCTTCTGATGCTCATAATCAGTGGAAAGCGGGGTGGGAGTCTAGATATGGTGTTGAAACACCTAGACCCAAGTTAACTGATGATGGAGTCTGGTTAAAAAATACTAATGTTCATTGGTCAGATCTTCATCCAGATCATCAGAGAGAATATATTGAGACTGGTAAGGCCGCACTTGATGCTTATAATACACACATGAGTGTTTCGCCGTTTGGGCACATAAACTTTGCAGACCAACCGATGCGGCAAGGTCCATTAAGTAATCCGGGGGCATACGAGTACTTGAAACAGTATTTGCCCACTAGTGAATAATCCAAATTTTTACAACACACAGTACAAAATAAATATCAATCATCCTTTTAAATATTTTGTATCAATTAGTTAAATCAACAAAATCACACTTGTCACCCGAACAGGCAAGAGTTTGATTGCCTACGGTTTGATCTTCTTGTTCAAAAGAAACTAATTCTCCGGTCCAATTGATTTGTTTAGGTAATATGTTGCTTAAACTTTCCCATTCTTCTCTGGTACATTCTTGATACGGTGCCTGACGATACGAATGATCAGAATAAGGTAAAAATGATATTCCGCTGATTTCATCAAAGTATTCGTATACCCATGCACCGACATCCATCCATTCAGATTCTTTTACTGTTACGGTTATACTGGGCTTATGTTCACACCAATGTCTTTGATAAGTTAACCATATCTCGAGATGGTCGATTGCAGTCAGATCGTTCCTGGTAAAAGAATTAGGACAATTTATTGGAAAAGAAAATACCATGGTAGAATCTGGTTTCATTACACATGGTTCTGCAGGAAATCCTTTGTCTAACATCATTTGACACAACGGATCTTTTCGATCTGCCCGAATTGTACGAATATAGTATTTACTGTGTCTTGGATGAATTCCACTTGCAGAATCTGTTAATTGTGAAACTGTGCCACTGGGTTTTATGCACGTAATTGCAGCAGCAGGATTAATTCCGATTCGTTTTGCCCAATCTTTATTAGTTGTGATTGCACTGGAACGAAGATCGTCTAACAAAGTTTCCAGTGTTTTGCCAGGATTCCTCATAATTTTATTGTCTAGAATACCAGTAAGAGAAACTCCTAACAGTGCCTCTTCCTGACAGTTTTTCTTCCATTCCGAAGACAAGTACGGAAAATGAATTAAAGAGGCCTGCCAGGTTCCCAGTATAGTGGCAAGTTGAACTTTTCGTTTAAGAGTTTCTGGAGTATCGTTTTCTCTGACAATTACTTCTGTCAGATTACAAAATTCACGATCTCTCAGAATAATTTCTGAACACGGATTAGTGCCCCATTCGTAATTAGGATCTCGTCTGTCTCCTAATTTTGCAACAGTTTTCTTGCAGGCATCACGATTAAAAATTCCTCGTTCTCCACTCTTTGATTTATAAAGAGATAACCACTCTTCCATAAACACACCAATATCAGGTTTTTCTTTATATGCAACAGAATTGTTAGACAATGCACGTTGAGGATTTGCCTCCCACCATTGTCCTACTTTGGCATCTCGCATTTTCTCGTCTGTTAAATTAGACAAAGAAATTAATGCAGATCGACGAACTCCTCCTACGACTACAACTTCAGCAATTTTACATACGATATCGTGGCACTCGATGCTCGTAAGTTTTCTGCCAGCAGCCCTCTTGAATGTATCAACGGTAAATCGGAACAAATCATTGAGTGGTTGCGGTCCAGATGCTCGACCGCCGAAGGTTTTAAGTCTTGCTCCTGCAGCTCGTATCTTCTTAAGGTTCCACCTCGGAATTTGACCAGCAATAAGTAACGAGACGAGTTCTTTGTAAGATCTGGCCCATCCTGCTTTGCTGTCTTCCACGCAGATTTCAGTCTCTGATGGAGAAAAGTTTTCAGCAATTGTAGGAAGTTTTTCAACATATTGGCGCTCTACACTAAATCCTACTCCAGTACCACACATGAGTATGTATAAAATTTCATCAAAGGCTCTAACTCGATTAACTGCAACATAACTACAATTGTATCCTGCAGTATTGTCTCTGTCAAGTGCCTCACCAGAAGTCATTAAGGATCTCATACTGGGCATGATTTCCAGGTTTAAAACACTGGTTTCTAGTTCAGTTCGTAATTGTTTAGAAAGATTATATTTTTGACTTTCTGCCAAATGATTTTCGAAAAAATCAAAATACCGTTTAACGGTTTCCGTCCAAGTTTCTCGTCTGTGTTCTTTTTCTAACCATCGGGAGTATCTGGAAAGATGAATGAACTGCTGATAAAGTGACGGTAGTTCTATTTGATTTTTCATAAGGTATTTCTTTATTTATGCAGATTGAATCAAACATGACCAAGACTCTGGAAAAAGCTTTCGAATTATGCTAGAAACGGCTTCTGCGTACTGTTGTATTTCCCATTGTGCATGAGGATCAGAGCGTTGCTTGTAAAATCTGGCAAAGGCTGCAAGAGAACCTGTCCACCACCATTCAGTAAAAACTCCCTGCGGCAAAACAAATCTGGCCTGTTCTGGTGCAATACCAGATTCAATTAATGACTCGTAATGCTTAATACAACTTTCTAAGGCATCAACATATCGTTGAGTTCTAAGATGAATCTCTTCTGCACTTTCAATGAAACCACTTGATCCTTGTTTTGCTCCTTCTGTAGGTGCCTTTCTCCAGAGTGGAATATAAAATTCTGGAGGATCAGTAACGTATCGACGAGAAACTTCGTTTTCAACAAATCCTTGTTTGTGCTTAAAGAATTGAGTGCGTATTGAAATAGGAGCCTTAATTCGCAAAGTAATTTGAGGATGTGCAAATGGAGTCCAATGATTGTGTTTGGCAAGATATTTAATTAGTTTTTGGTCTCGGTCTGCTAAGGTTTTTTCAGTCCAGTTTCGATCTCCTTCCCAATCGCTTTCTTTTTGAAAAGAAACTCTAGCTGCATTAACAACAGTTAGATCACTTCCCATATGATCAACATAATCAACGTATCCTCGATTGAGAACTTCTATTCTATTTAAATTTGATGTAGTCATTATTCAACCGTTGCTGCGTAATCTAGTGCGCGCTTAAAGATATCAGGATGAACTTCTCGAATATATTCTATAAAATTAGAAGTAAACATAAGATACGCGTCTTCAAATTGTTCTAATTCTTCTGGTGTCATATTTTCAAACTTTTCATTCATAATTTTCTCCATTCATTTAAATTTAACATAGCAGACAGTCCGGAATAAGCATTAGTCAGTATTGTATCATATACATCAATTCCTTGCAACACCATATCATTAACATCTTTAAGTTTGTTTTCTAGGGGCCAAATACAAACTCGTTTTCCGTCTTTGATGAGTTTTTCTAAAATTCGAACTATTTCTTTGTTTCTAGGTTCATTATCTAAAACATATATTGCATCTACTATACCGAATCTAGACTCCATTTCACGAAAGTTACTTGATCCCAGACAACCCACTGCATTATCCAGAAACATACTGTCTATTGGTCCTTCTACCACTATGACAGTTTTACTTCGATCCACTCGATCTATACCATAACAAAGCGGATCGTCTGTTATTCGTATTGTGATGTATTTGGTCTCGTTTCTGGATCCTTCTAATATTCTTCCTTGAATTCCTTGTAACTTGCCCGATTCGTCCATTATCGGAATAACCAATCTGGGTTCTTTGAATAAATCATATTTTGGATTGATTTCTTTAGCAAGTTTAGCAAAATCTTCTGCATAACCAAATCGATTGTAGTGACGATCTAATTTTCTAGATCTAAGATATTTTTTACAAATATGATCTTCTGGTAAATCGGAAACGGGTATATAAGAATATTGTTTCGGTATACTTGCTGGTTCTGGATACAAATCTCTAGTCTCTGGTTTAATATAATTTGATTTGTTATTTTCTCCTTTAGCGTATCGTTCCAGTGCGTACTGACGACACAGAGTTGGTGCCATTCGTTCTAAAAAATTATATACATTTAATCCAGCACCACAATTGTGACATTTAAAAAAGAAATCATTATTCTTTTTAAAGAAATATCCTCGGGCCTTTGTTTTACTTTTTATGGAATCACCACATATAGGACATCTGCAATTTGCCAGTTTAGTGGATTTCCACTTGAATTTTTTTAACAGTGGAGAAACTAAATTAATATATTTAACATCAATATATGAACACATTAGAAATTCCAGGCAGATGCATTAGGAACGCGTCTAGGAACTAGATCTATCTTTTCTGTGGAAATGGGAACAGTTTGTTGTTCTCGTTTAACATCAAATAATTTCATCTTTGAACGATTAATTCCTACTAAAAACTTTCTGTTTACAACTGTGTCGTTATATCGGTTCTTTAACTGCTTGATTAGAATCTGATTCATTTCATCTAATTCATCATTGGATATCATAGCAAACATAAAGTCTGCGGTTGCGGGAAGTCCAAACGATTCAGATGTGTCTTCTAATCCGATATCGC